TGAAACGGAAAATGGGTGTCCGATATAATTGCCACCCGCTTATAGGGGCCATTGCGAAGAGCCAGGTGCTTATATCCTACAGCGTTTATGCCCTCTTTGAGATATCGAAGACACTCGGCTTCCTCCGCTGTGAGCTTAGTTTTCTCGCACTTTTTAGAACATACGCCAATGGCCTGGAATTTGTGGGAGTCTCGTGGGATCTGCCCACCGCACGTAGAACATTGTCTTAACAGTTCTAGGTGCTTGTTCAACTAATCACCCCCTTGCTTTACTACCAGAGTGACACAGTTTTAAATTAATTCAATTTATTGGTGGGCTTTGCCGTCACAACCTCAATACCGTACTTGCAAATCCCAAGGAAAAACATCTCAGCTTTCTTCACTGCGTCAGGGAATGAGTCGGCATACACCCAAGCCAGATGCGCAACCTTCTTCCCATCCCGATCCAACTGGTAAACATGATATCGCTTCTCTTTTCGATTCGCCTCGCTAACATCCCTCATGCAACCATTCTTAACTAATTATGCAGATTCTCAAGCCAAGTTGCATAACTTAGACTATCTGCGATACTAATAACTTAGCTTCCAGGGGGGCTAGTCTAGAATCACCAGTGGGATTCAGAGGGGGAATATTGGCAACAAAAAGAAAACTCGGTCGTCCAACAAAATTCAAAAAAGACTACTGTCAGCAGCTAATTGATCACATGTCTCAAGGACTATCCTTCGACACGTTTGCTGGGAGAATCTCGGTTAACCCTGATTCCTTATACGAGTGGGTTAATAAACATGAGACTTTTTCCGAGGCTAAAAAGATTGGAACGGCGAAGCGTAACTTCTTAGTTGAAAGAATGTATGTCCAAGCCGCAACCGGCGCGTTGATTAAAGATATTAATGGCAAACCTCTAAAACCAAATCCTGCGATGATGATTTATTGGACTAAAAACACTTTGGGCTGGTCAGATAAAGTCGAGCAATCATTTAATGAGGCAACTACAGCAGCGTTCCAACTAAAATACAAAATAGATGAATGAAGAAAAAACAACTTCAACACCTTCTGTTTTTGAGTTTGATCCTGTAATCCCATATCAACTTCAACTAATAAAAGACGTTAGAAGGAATTACGATTACACTAAAGGAAGCCACGAAATTCTATTGAGCGGATCTATCGGAAGCGCAAAGTCCACGGTCGCTGCCCACATCGCCCTCACTCATTGCTTGATGTTTACAAAGGCAAAGGTTCTAATAGGCAGAAGGTCGCTGCCGGATGCAAAGCGCACTATCTATCAAAAGATAATTGACCATATCGGCTATGACTTAAAAGAAGGAACTGATTACACTGCAAACGCGAGTCGTGGGTCTATAACATTCAAAAACGGTGCAGAAATTATATCCGGTTCTTGGGCAGACAAGCGTTACATGAAATTCAGATCACTTGATCTTTCTGCGGCTGTGTTTGAGGAAATAGTTGAAAACTCAGGTGAAGATATCCAAGCTTATAAAGAAATTAAAATGCGAGTAGGCCGACTCCCACACATAAAAGAAAATTGGATCATGTCCTGCACCAATCCCGGATCTCCGATGAGTTACTGGTATAAGTATTTCATCCAAACAAAATTAGATACCAGACATGTTATTTATTCGAGGACAGATGAAAACCCGTTTCTCCCTCCGCAGTACATTGAGCAATTAAAATCTGAAATGGATCCTATGGAAGCTAGGCGAATGATCTATGGGGAATGGATCGACCTAGGTGAGGAGGTTGTTTATCATAACTACAAATCAGACAGAAACTTCCGCGATATCAAATATGAGATCAATCCGGCATTCCCTGTAGACATATCTCACGACTTTAACATCGGGGATGGGAAACCGATGTCGGCATGTCTCTCGCAGTACATTAACGGTGTGTTTCACATATTCAGGACGGTCATTGTCGAGGGTGCGCGTACTTCTGACATCATGGAAGAGATTGATCCGTCTCAGTATAAAAAGGTGAGAGTTTTCGGGGATGCTTCGGGAAATAGCAGGAACACTAGGTCAATTAAATCAGATTACGATATAATCAAAGAATACTTGGCTAATACAAATCCGAGAATCGAATACGAGATGAAGGTCCCCAGCGCCAATCCGGCCGTCAGGGAACGGCACAACTTGGTTAATGCAATGTGCTACAACGCCAACAAAGAAACTAAGTTATTTGTTTACGCAGGGGCTGAGCAGCTTGACGAGGGGTTCCGATTAACAAAACTAAAAAAGGGCGGGAGTTACATCGAGGACGATTCTTTTCGGTTCCAACATGTGACAACGGCCGCAAGTTACATGATACGATATCTTATTAAAAACACGCTTAATCTTCGCGATACTTACAAGCGTTAGGGGAGAAATTAATGTTACTTTCTTTAGATCTAATCAAAAACATCGCTAAACGAGTGAATGAACCGTCCAGGTCTTCCGCCCGAATGCAAGACTACAAACGATGGCTTATGTTTAACGGCTCGACTGAGGAGATCATTAAAGAAGCCATCTCAAGAGAGTACGCTAAGCCTGAAACAGTCGAAGAGCTATCGGCCAGACTTATCCCAATCAACTTCACAAATAAGATCATTACTAAATTAGCAGGCGTATATACGGCTGAGCCCATGAGACGAGTCTCTGATAGGAACGTATCTGATACCGAACTGCTTGAAGAATACATTGAGGAAATGTGTCTGAATCAACGCATGAAGGAAGCCAATCGCTACTTTAAACTCTTTAAGCGCAACCTCATGGAAGTTTACGTGGACGACAACGGCGACCCATACGTTAGAAACTTACCAAGACACACCTACGAGGCTTTCTCCTTTTCATCGCTCACACCCAATAGACCCGACGTTATTGTTAAAATCATACGAGACGACCGTAACCTGACGAAACAAGTACTGCACGTTTGGAGCACTGAATCGCATTACATTTCTAACGGACACGGCGAGCCTGTAGGCCAGCCCGATAATCCTGATTCAATGAACACCTACGGCGCGCTCCCATTTATTTACATCAACGAGTCCTCATTCTCTGTTGATCCAATCTCTGACGACGACCTTATGAGGATGTCTATCGCGCTCCCTGTAATTCTGACCGACATCTGCTGGGCCACGAAGTATCAAAGCAATAGTATCTTGTGGACACTGGGCGACGTGGGAACAATCCCAAGCTCACCCAATTCAGTTGTCGCGATGAACTTTGGGCCTGACGGGCAAGAGCCAAAAATTGGTCAAATCAAACCCGAAGTAGACACGGACAAAGTGATCTCAATGGTGCAGACACTAGTCGCACTCCTTCTCTCAACAAAGAACTTATCTACATCCACGGTTCAAGCTCAGCTTACAACCTCAAATGCAGCCTCTGGGATATCAAAGATGATTGATAACGCGGAGTCGGTTGAGGACAAGAAAGACCAACAAGAATACTTCCGCAAAGCAGAGCATGATCTCTGGGAGCTTATCTCGAAGAAAATGATTCCTGCATGGCGCGCATCTGGAATGCTGAACCCTGAGTTCAATAAAGAGTTCTCTCCTCAGTTCATGATCGATGTTTACTTCACAGAGCCCAAGGTCATGACCTCCGAGAAAGAGCAAATCGAAATCAGCGAGATGCGCCTTAAGGCAGGCTTCTCAACACTTCGCATGGAACTTGAGGCTATCTATCCACAACTGAATCGCGAGCAGATAGATGAGCTGGCTCTTGAAATTGAAGCTGAGAAACAAAACAACCAACAATCATTTTTAGACGGCGTTAACCAAGGTGTGGATAATCGAACGAAACAAAACATTTTATCGGACTTAAACGAGGGAGCTGATTTCCGTTCTAAACAAAGTATCTTAGAGGAGATCAACAGCAGTGGCATGGAATCCGACGTTCAAGATCAATCTGCTTGATGTACTCGACTCCTCCTACGATAGCGAAGAAGTAAAAGATAAGCTTAGGGAGTTCGTTGTTGAGACTGAGTTTAAGCAGCTCTTCGGTCAACGTGTTGTCGATGAGATTGTTAATAGAACGCGGGATCAAAACATCGACAAGAACGGTAAGTCACTCGGCACTTATTCAAAAACATACAGGGACTCGCTTATCTTCGGCATATACAAGGGCGCTGATAAGAGCGTGAACTTAACGCTTACTGGCTCAATGCTTGAATCACTGAATCCTAAATTAGGAAAATATGTTATCACTATTCAACTAGAGGGTGAGGAGAATCGCGGTAAAGCTCAGGGGCATATCACGGGTATTCTAGGTAAGTTCGGTAGAGCTAAGCCAAGGGACTTTCTTGGCCTACCGAGTGGGGAGTTACGATCCATGTTTAAGAGTTCAATGAAAGACTACCGAGCGGGCGCATTCTCGGAGATACTTGTTTAATGGCTAGAGATATCTCGCATCTTGAGAGTGATTTAAAAAAGTTCATAGCATCAACAATTACTCGTGAGATGGAGTTAGAGTTTGCTGAATTAGTTGCACAGACAATTTACAAAAGAACAAAGTCCGGCAAGGGACTTACGATTAATAAAGTTTCTTGGGGCGATAACTCTTTAAAAGAAATTAAACCACTTTCTCCTGAGTACGTCTCTTACAGGTCCCGCAAGATACTCGGCCCCTTTGCCTCGCCTAGAAGGTCGAACCTGACTTTTACTGGTGAGTTATTAGAATCTATTATTGCTCGTATAAAGGGCGATAGTGCGATTGTTGAGATTCAGGACATTCAGCATTCCTCTGGAGTTAAAATGAAAGAGCTTGCTGAGCATGTTTCAGAAAATGGAAGACCTTTCTTCGGTCTCGCAGACTCCGAAGTAAAAATAGTCGAAAACTACATAAGAAGAAAAATCCGTGAGAGGATTAGATTCTTAAATAAATAAAGGAGCCATTCATGACAGAGCAAAACAAAGAACAAACACCTCCCGAAGCACCGAAGGAAAAGCCGAAGGAAGAATTTGTTCCACGTGAAACATACGAGAAGCTTTTATCTGAAAAGAAAAACTACGCAGAGAAAGCAAAACTTGTAGAGCAAGAGCTTGAGACCATTAAGACAAATCAGATGAAAGAAAAAGAAGACTACAAGGCCATGTACGAGATGAGCCTAAAGAAGGCGACCGAGCTAGACGTTAAGTTAAAAGAACGCGAAGAAAATGAAACTAAGTCCATTAAACTCACCAAAATTAAGCAAGAGTGGGAAAAGATGGGCCTACGTGACTCGCAATCTGCCGAACAACTCTTGAAAATAGTTAACCTCGACGCGATTAAATATGACTCGGAATTGAAGGTAGTCCTTGGAGCAGAAGAAGAAGCTAAGCGAATCTCTGAGAGTTTCATGCCGATGTTTAAAGGCACCTCCGCTAAGCCAAGTCATGACGCTCCACAGGGAACGCCCGCCGATGTTTCCATTGATGCTTATAATAAAATGGTTATGTCTCCTGAATGGAGAAAGATGTCTAAGCAGGATCAACACGCCTATACGGCCAAGGTTTATGAAAAGATGGGTGTTACCGCCAGAAAATAGTGGCCCAAGGCCCCTTGTGATTTAATACTCCGCTGGTATCCTAGTACTCAGAGGCTACCAGTGGGGTCTCCGTATTTGTGTGCAGTGCCACAAATCTTTCAATCCAAATAAAAATTAAATCACAAGGAGAACCTATCATGGGTGTTAACGGAACGACTGAATTAGCAAACCTAATTCCAGTAATCACAAGTCCTAAAATCTACGCTGAGCTTCGCAATAGCGTTATGCTCGCTAACTTTTTCGAGCGCGAATATGAGGGCGAAATCAGCTCTTTCGGCCAACAAGTTAAAGTAAATACAATCGTCGCTCCTTCGGGCGAGATTCTCTCAAGCGACAAAGCTGAGTTTGCTTCTGCTGACCTTCAAGTAGACCAATTCTCAATCACATGCGATAAAATCGCAGTTGCTAGCTTTGACATCACCGACCTGGCTCAAATCCAATCTTTGGAATTTGAAGCTCAAGTTGTTGAAGCTCTTAGCTACAGCATCCGATTGAAGATGGAGAATCAAATTCTCGCAGCTATGCTTCCCTCGACCTCTTCACCCGATCATGACATCGCACCTGCTGCGGCTTCTGATTTGGCTGCTGCTGACTTGGGCTCGCTTCGCACGCTTCTTTCCACAGCTAAGGTTCCCGTTAACGGTCGTGGCCTTTTCTTGGCTCCTTCCTACTACGGTGACCTTCTCTCGAAGACACAACTGACCAGCTTGGACTTCGTTCCTGGCCAGTCGGGCGCTTCGGGTGTGTTGAGCAACTTCATGGGCTTCAACATCATGGAGCACAATTTGCTTGCTGCTGACGTTGGTTACGCATGTCACCCTTCGGCTCTTCAAGTTGTTATGCAACGCGGAGTCACTGTTAAGGTCTCTGACTTGCACCCATTAGGTCGTCTCGGATACAAGGTATCTGCTCACATGATCTTCGGTGTGAAGCTTGCGGATAACAAGAGACTTGCTAAGATCTCTGCATAAGGAATGATGGATAAATGGTTAAACTCAGAAACATTAGTGGCAGCAGCCTCAAGGAACTGGAAAAGACTCTCGAGGGAGTTAAGAACAGTATTGTTGTTGTTGGCGTCAATTATGTGGGGACTAACTGGTATATCCATTTTCTTGTTCAGGATACTTACAGCGAAAATTTAAACACTAGGGAGGAGCTCGGACTGAGTGTCCAGGGCTCCCTTCCTAAAAAGAAAGGTAAATAATTATGAGCGCAAAAGTATGGGCTGGATCCAAAACAGCCATTAAACTTAAATGGGATTTCAGTGTACACGGCGGAGCAGTTGGAACAATTGCATTGGGCAATCTTCCTGATTCATTCGTTATCACTGATTGTTATGCAAATGCTACAACTGCACCTGTCGGCGGCGGAAGCATGGTTGTTGGAGAAGACGGCGGCGGCGACGCTGACGGTTACTTCACAGACTTGGACGCTCTTGCAATTGCACAACCCGTTAAGGGAACTGGCGCACTTGTATGGCAGACTCCTGCTACGGATGCGGCGGACATCGGAAACGAAAAGCCTTGGAAAGTTGTTGCAGCTAATGATGGCGTTTTGATGACCATTGCTACAACTGCCTATACCGCTGGCGTGATTGAGTTCACGTTCAGTGGCTATCAAGGTTAATTAAATTTAAATTTTGGGGGAGCTACTAGGCGGGTGTTAAAGCCCGTCTAGTTAATATTAATATGAGCGTCACCGATCATGGAATAGAGGCCCTTAGAAAAGCGGCCTCACTTGTCACCTCTGGTGACACAACTGAAACAAAGTTAAGAACTTTCAGTGTCTCAGGAATGTTATCCGAG